ATAGAGGATGATACGCCTCCACAAGATAGAAACCGTGAACCTTTACCTAAAGAAATCGTAGATGAGCTAGAACAAGATGACTTATCAGAATACTCTGAAAGAGTTAGAGAAAGAATGGCTCAACTTAAAAAAGGTTATCACGATGAACGTAGAATTAAAGAAGCTGCAGAACGTGAAAGAGAAGAAGCTTTACGCTTTGCTCAACAAATAGCAGCTGAGAACAAAAGACTTAAAACTACTTTAAGTTCCGGTGAAGAAACTTATATTAAAACTATAGCTTCTGCACTACAACAACAACTAGAAGTAGCTAAACAAGACTATCGTAATGCTTATAATGCAGGTGAAGCAGATAAGATCATTGAAGCCCAAACTAAAATGAACGATGCTCAGTTTAGATTGTCTCAGGTTGAAAATTACCAACCTAAGTTTAAAAACACTTTACACGAGGACGATCCTAGTGTATATTTACAATCATCACAGCCTCAAGTACAAAAACCAGACCAAAGAGCCTTAAGATGGCAAGATAACAATAAATGGTTTGGATCAGATGAGGAAATGACTAGTTTAGCTTTGGGGCTGCATGAAAAACTAGTTAGGTCAGGCGTTGACCCTACATCTGATGAATATTACCGTCGTATAGATAGTACGATGCGCAAAAGATTCCCAGAATACTGGGATGACTCATCGCTGGAACAGGAAACACCTGCCCCGCGCACATCTAAACCTTCAACTGTAGTTGCTCCGGCTACGCGCTCAACCGCGCCTAAAAAAATCAAGATTACAAAAACTGCTGCTGCTTTAGCACGCAAACTTGGTATTTCGCCTGAACAATATGCTCTTGAAACTTTAAAATTGGAGAATTAATATGGAAACAACAAGATTAGACCGTGAATTAGACACTCGTAAAGAATTTCAACGAGCTGAACAATGGCAACCTACTGCAACTTTACCAGAACCAAAGAAACAACCTGGTTGGGAATACAGATGGATTAGAACAAGCCTACTTAATCAACAAGACTCCATAAACGTCTCCAATAGTATGCGTGAAGGTTGGGAACCTGTAAAAGCAAGTGACCATCCTGAAATGAAGTTTGTACCAGACCCTAATTCAAGATATAAAGATAGTATTGAAATTGGTGGTTTGCTACTCTGTAAGATCCCAGAAGAATTTATTGCGCAACGTAGAGCTTATTATGACAACATGACTAAGTCTCAAACTCAAGCCGTTGACAATAACTTCTTAAAAGAAAATGATGCTCGTATGCCTGTATTTTCAGACAAAAAAAGTACGACTTCATTTGGTAAAGGTAAGTAATTTATTAATTATTAAGGAGAAATATTATGGCATCAGTTGCTGCCCCATACGGTCTCCGTCCTGTTAACTTAATCGGTGGTCAAGTATTTGCGGGTTCTACTCGTCAAATCGCGATTGCTTCAGGATATGCGACCAACATTTTTTACGGTGACATCGTAGCTGTTAACAGCTCAGGCGTTGTTGTAAAAGTAACAACATTAGGTACTGCTGCTTCCCAATTCGGAAACGGTGTTATCGGCGTATTTTTAGGTTGTACTTATACAGATCCTAACTTAAAATACAAAGTAAACAAACAATACTGGCCTACTGGTACAGTTGCATCAGATGCACAAGCATACATTTGTGATGATCCAGACACAGTATTCCAAGCACAAGCTAACGGTTCTGTAGCTCAAACAGCTTTAGGTAACAACATTGGTGTTGTACAAACTGCTGGTTCTACAACTACTGGTGATTCAGCTATTGCTTTAGATACAACAACAATTAATACAACTAGCACTATCGGTTTACGTATTGTTGACTTTGTGAATGGTCCATTCTCATCAGTTGGTGATGCATACACTGATGTCCTCGTTAAATTTAATTTCGGACAGCATTCATATTACAATGCTACCGGTGTATAAGGAGAATAACACATGGCTATTTCACGCGCTCAACTATTAAAAGAATTGCTCCCAGGACTTAACGCGCTATTCGGTCTCGAATATAAACGTTACGGCGAAGAGCACAAAGAAATCTACGAAACTGAAGCTTCAGAACGTAGCTTTGAAGAAGAAACAAAACTATCAGGTTTCTCAGCAGCACCTGTTAAAAACGAAGGCAATGCTATCGCTTATGACAATGCTCAAGAAGCTTGGACAGCTCGCTATGTTCACAACACAATCGCTTTAGGCTTCAGCTTAACTGAAGAAGCTATCGAAGATAACTTGTATGACACTTTATCTGCACGATACACTAAAGCTCTTGCTCGTGGTATGGCATATTCAAAACAAGTATTTGCAGCTAACGTATTAAACAACGGCTTCAACACTGGCGGTAATTATAACGGTGGTGATGGTGTTTCATTATTTAATACTGCTCACCCACTTGTTTCTGGCGGTACAAACAGCAACACATCATCAACTTCAGCAGACTTAAATGAAACTTCACTTGAGTCAGCAGTTATTCAAATCGCTGCATGGACTGATGAACGTGGTCTTTTGATCGCTGCTAAACCTCGTAAATTAGTTGTTCCACCTAACTTAATGTTCGTTGCAACTCGCTTGCTCGAAACAGAGTTAAGAGTTGGTACAGCTGATAACGATATCAATGCTATCAAGAATAATGGTTCAATCCCAGAAGGTTACACAGTTAACCACTTCTTGACAAACAACTTAGCATGGTTCTTAACAACAGATGTGCCTAATGGTCTCAAACACTTTGTTCGTACACCATTAACAACATCTATGGATGGCGACTTCGACACAGGTAACGTACGTTACAAAGCTCGTGAACGTTATTCATTCGGTTGGTCAGATCCTCTCGGTATCTACGGTTCACAAGGATAATTTCCTTGTTGTTTTGGAAAACCCAGCTTCGGCTGGGTTTTTCTTTGTCTAAAATTCATGATTTTCTCTATCTTATATGTATAAAAATAAGCGTAATATAAACATATACACAATAACGTGTATACAAAATAGCAAAATATAAACATATAGGAGAAATATTATGTGGACAACACCAGCTGCAACAGAAATGAGATTTGGTTTTGAAGTAACTATGTACGTAATGAATAAGTAGTTAATACGTGCATTTATTAGGGGGCCTAGCGCCCCCTTTTTATTATATAATTATCTTATTCCGGGAATTCACCGGTTTATTAGACTGTCCCGGCAGACGCATATAAGACTAATAAGCTTAACTTTATATGAAGGAAAATTATCATGGCAAGAACCGTATTCTCCGGCCCAATTAAGGCTGGTACAAACCGATATCCACAGTACCAAAACGTAGGTACTACAATGTTATTCCAAGATGCAGTACTTAATGTAACTTCAGGTTTAACAAGCTCACAAACAATCTACATTCCAGCAGGTTGTCAAATCTTAGAAATTATTGTTGATACTACAGTTGCATATAATGCAGGTACATCAACAACAGTTACAATAGGTAATCTATCAACTGCAGCTCAATATGCAGGTGGCGTATCAGCACAAACTACTGGTCGTGTTTACCCAACATTTACTGCAGCTCAATTAGCTAACTTACAATCTACAACATCAGATGTATATGGCCCAACAAATATTGCTAGCTCAGCTATTGTATGTACAGCTACTTCAGTTGGTACACAACCTACAACAGGTCAAGTATACGTATCAATCTTATACTTACAAAACGATACTAACGCAGTTACATCTAACTAATTAGTCTAGGGGACTTCGGTCCCCTTTCTTAAACACAAGGAGATTAGTTATGACAATGCAATATGATGTAAAAAGCTCGCATGCTTCAGGCTCAGGCCAAATGGTATTAGGTAGAGCACGTTTAAAAAACTTAATTTATTTAGGTACAGGCACTGCAGGTGCTATTGATTTATATGATACTACGACTGCTCCTGTAACAGCATCTACATATGCTAGATTAGGTAATACAGTTACAGTAACTTCTACAGCTCATGGCTTAACTACAGGTCAAGTTATTGGTATTACTTATGGTGTAGCTTCAGGTAATTCTGCAGTTGCAGGTAATTATCCAGTTACAGTTACAGGCGCTAATACATTTACTATTACAGATATTGGTTCAGGTACTATTGCAGGTGGAACTGCATGTGCTTATACAACAGGTAAATGGTTAACAAGCTATAATACAGGTACAAACGTAACCCCTTTCCAAGTTATTTTTGCAGGTGAAGGTGTATTAGCTTTAAACGGTATCTGGGTAGTAGTATCTAATATTAACTATCAAACAATTCAGTACGGTTAGGAATAAAAATGCTACATAATATGGATCAACATACAAAAACAGCAGTAGATATAGCGTCAACAGTAACCGTTTTAGGAACAGTCATGAATCTTTTACCAGCAATTGCAGCTTTATGGACTATTATATGGACTACAATCCGTATTTATGAGACAAAAACAGTGCAAGATCTGTTAAAAAAATTAAAAAAACATGGCAACTAAGAGTAAAAAAGCTGGAGTTTCATTAGCTGTAGGTCGTGGTGAGAAATTACCAGTATCAAAAGGTGCTGGACTTACTGCAAAAGGTCGTGCAAAGTATAATAAAGCGACTGGATCACACTTAAAAGCTCCTCAACCACAAGGTGGCGCTAGACAAAGGTCATTTTGTGCAAGAATGAGTGGTATGCCAGGCCCTATGAAAGATGAAAAAGGCCGTCCTACTCGTAAAGCTGCGTCACTAAAACGTTGGAACTGTAAATAAAGGAATAATATGCCAAGTGTATCTAAAAAACAACATAATTTTATGGCTGCAATAGCTAAAAGCCCTGAGTTTGCTAAAAAAGTTGGTATTAAACAGAGCGTTGGTGAGGATTTTCTCCAAGCTGACAAAGGAAAAACATTTAAACAAGGTGGATATATGAAAAAAATGAAAATGAAAGAAGTTATGGGTCCTAGAACTATGTCAGAAGACGTAGAAAAAGGTTCTAATAAATTACGTAGATTCGGTGAATCAAAAGTTCAAAAAAGAGAAGCAACAAAAGGTAGAAATCTTGGTGATTCAGGTCCTACAGTTGCTGATATGAGTGGTGGCATGAAAAAAGGTGGTAAAGTTAAGAAATATGCTGCAGGTGGTTCAATTGAAAAAACTAAAGCTGGTAAATCTACACCATCATTTAAATCTATGGGTTCAATGGCTATGAAAAAAGGTGGCAAAGTTGAATCTAAATCAGAAGCTATGAAAGAAGAAAAAGAAATTAAGTCTATTAAAAAAGAACTTAAACATCACGAACACATGAAAGCTGGTAAAGCACATCATGGTTTAAAACACGGTGGCAAAGTTAAGAAATATGCACGTGGTGGTGGCATTGAATCTAAAGGTAAAACTAAGGGCAAATACTGCTAAGGAGAATAATATGGCATTAAAAGACATTACATCACAACAAGACTTAATAGCAGAACGAAATAGAAACCAGGCAAAAATTAAACAAGATAGAGAAGATGCTAGAGCTGCTCAACAAGAAGAACTAAAAAAAGCTAACTATCTAAAAGAAAGACGTGTAGGTAATAATATTGCTTACCAACAATTTAAAAACAGTGGTACTGAAGGTATTGATACAGAACCTGGTTTATTAGATAAAATGATGGGTGCTTCTAAAAATGATCCTAAATACCAAGCTGCCAGAGAAATGAAAAGCGCTCTAGAACATGAAAGAGCAAGAGCTAATGTTTCTGATGCACTAGATGAACAAAGAAAAGCTATGTATGACTCAGCGATAAAACAAGATATGGGTTTACCAGCAGGCGCACAAACATATAAAAAAGGTGGTAAAGTAAAAGCTAAAGCTAAACCTAAAGCTAAAAAAATGGCTTCAGGCGGTAAAGTACGTGGCTGTGGCTGTGAATCAAAAGGTAAAACAAAAGGTAGATTTATTTAAGGAGAAGTATATGAAACACGAAGATATGAAAGAACCAAATATGGTACTTGAACATAAACATCACGTTCACCACATGGAAAAACATGAAGTGGATGGTCACGTACATCATCATAAACATTATTCTAAACATGCAGCTGGCCATATGGTACATCATGAACACGTTAAAAAAATGTGTGGTGGCGGTTACATGGGTAAGAAAGGTAAATAATCATGGCAGGCGGCGGAGCACAAAGCGGCGGTCCATTACCGTCAACATCGCAACAACCTGTACAAAATACAGCTAATTTAAGATCACAATCAGATTTGCGTAACCAGATGTTGGGTTTACCTTTATCTCAACAACCTATGCAACATCCAGGCATGATGCAACATCCAGGTATTCCAGGTCAACCTCAAGCAGGTAAAGGTCCAGGTCAACCACAAGTAATGCCAACGCAACAACCAGGTATACCAGGTCAATATCCAACAGCATTTGTACCTTCTGTTAATCCTATGGTAAATCCTACAAACCCAGGAATACCTTTAGCTCCAACAGGTTTAGGTCAATTACCTCCACAAGGTTTAGCTTCATTACCAGCAGGTGCATTTGCATTTAAACCAGGAATGGGTCCGATGGGTCCTACTGGACCAGGTACATACGCATAAATATGAGACCAAGTCGTGGCATGGGAATTATGAATGAGAAAAAGATTCCTGGTAGGAAGCCTAAGGTAATAACACGTAAAGACGATCCTAATAAGGTTGATGTATATAAAGAAGGTGGCAAAGTTAATGCTGCTGGTAACTATACAAAACCTAGCTTACGTAAAAGAATAGTATCTCAAGTAAAAGCTGCAGCTACACAGGGTACAGGTGCTGGTCAATGGTCAGCTCGTAAAGCACAATTAGTTGCTAAGAAATATAAAGCTGCAGGTGGCGGATATAAATGAGTGCTTTAGCTAAGTCACAACGCTCTTTAAAAGCATGGGGTGACCAAAAGTGGAGAACTAAGTCAGGTAAAAAGTCTAGTGAAACAGGCGAAAGATACTTACCAGAAAAAGCAATCAAAGCTTTAAGTCCTCAAGAATATGCTGCAACAACAAAAGCGAAACGTGCAGGTAAAGCTAAAGGTAAACAGTTTGTAGCTCAACCAAAAAGTATTAAACAAAAAGTAAAACCTTATAGAAAGGTATCATAACATGGCAGAAAAGTGGATTCAAAAAGCAATTAAAAAACCAGGTGCATTAAAATCAGAACTTGGCGTTAAAAAAGGTGAAAAGATTCCTGCTAAGAAGTTAACGGCAGCTGCAAAGAAACCAGGTAAACTTGGTCAACGTGCACGTCTAGCTGAAACTTTAAAAGGACTTAAGAAGAAATAATGTCAGTATCTAATCCATCACCAAGTGGTACTTCGTCATTTAATCCTGACGTAAATTATATTGTAGAAGATGCATTTGAACGATGCGGGCATGAACTACGCACAGGATATGATTTAAGAACTGCAAGACGTAGTTTAAACTTACTTACTATTGAGTGGGCTAATCGCGGTATTAATCTTTGGACAATTGAAGAAGGTTATATTCCGTTAGTACCAGGTCAAATACAGTACCCATTACCTACTGATACGATTGATTTACTTGATATGGTAACACGTACAGGCACAGGACAAAACCAACAAGACATTAATATTAACCGTATTAGTGAATCAACATACTCAACGATACCTAATAAAAATGCTAATGGACGTCCTATCCAAGTTTGGATTCAAAGACTTTCTGGATTAACTTACCCTACAACAGCTACATTAAGCACAACAATCGGTGCTACAGATACATTAATTACAGTGTCAGATGCGTCAAACTTAGCTTATGGTGGTTATATTCAATTAGATTCTGAAATTATAAATTACCAAGGCATTATTGGAAACCAGTTACAAAACTGCGTTAGAGGTCAAGCTAACACAACAGCTGCTGGTCATACATCGGGTGCTGCAGTTTCTGTACCACAATTACCTAATATATCCGTATGGCCAACTCCAGACGCAGCTACAACATATACATTTGTATATTGGAGATTAAGACGTATTAATGATGCAGGTCAAGGTTATGATACACAAGACGTACCATTCAGATTTATACCAGCTATGGTTGCAGGATTAGCTTCATATTTAAGTATTAAGTTACCTAATGTAGACCCTTTAAGAATACAATATTTAAAACAAGAATATGAACAAGCATTCCAATTAGCAGCAGACGAGGATCGAGAAAAAGCAAGCGTTAGGTTTGTGCCTCGTGAAATGTTTTATCACGGGTAATTAGATGCCAACCAAGTATTCTAGTGGTAAGTTTGCAATTGCCCAGTGTGATCGTTGTGGCTTTAGATATAAGCTAAAACAACTAAAGCAGTTGGTAATTAAGACAAAAAATGTTAATATACTGGTATGTCCAGAATGCTGGGAACCAGATCAACCGCAGTTAAGTTTAGGTTTATACCCAGTTAACGATGCGCAAGCAGTAAGAAATCCACGTCCTGATTTAGGTTATTATGCATCAGGTACAGGCGGTGATGGTGGTAGTAGAGTTATAGAATATGGATGGAACCCTGTTGGTGGAGCAAGAGCTAATGATTCAGGCTTAACTCCTAATAATTTAGTTTCAATAGGTAACGTTGGATCAGTAACAGTATCATATACATAGGAGAAGTAAAATGGGATTTAAATCAGGTGCTCAAGGCATTAATCAAAAAGGTAAAACTAAAGGTACTAACTTAGGCGATGACGGCGCTAAATTAGGTATCGAAGGTGGTAAAGCAGGTTCTGGTTCATCTAAGGGTGGCAAAAAGAACATTGATATGAAAACTATGGGTCGTAACTTAGCTAAGATTAAGGCTCAAGGAAAGGTTGGTAAATAACATGGCTGAATTAGTTCCAGGTACAGATAAAGATAGTCCTGCTATCGTAACAGGTAAAGCTAAAAATAATAAGGATGCACAAGAATACAGCATGAAGTTTTTCTCTGCTGACGAAGCTAATCCGATTGGTAAATATACACAACCTAAAGAATATAAAGTTGACTTATCTAATAATGGATATCCAGCTACAGATGTTAAAGAAGACGGTATTGAATTTCGTGGAGCAGGTGCTGCAACTAAAGCACGTAAATCTAGGGGTCCATTAGTTTAGTGGTTAAAAGTCCTTGCGTAGGAGTGTGTCGTCTATATGATGATATATGTGCAGGGTGTAATAGAACGGTAGATGAAGTTGTTGAATGGTACAACATGTCTGATGAAGATAAACAAAAGGTTATAGATAGAATAAATGAACTACGCACAACTAGTAACTGAGATTCAGGATTATACCGAGAATACGTTTCAAACCGTAGATATAAACACATTTATACAACAAGCTGAACAACGTATATATAATACGGTTCAGTTACCAGCACTACGTAAAAATGTAACGGGTAATTGCACTTCAGGTACTAAGTATTTAGATACGCCTACAGATTGGTTATCAACATTTAGTATGGCTATCATTGATTCTAGTAATAACTACACATATCTTTTAAATAAAGATGTTAATTTTATAAGAGAAGCATACCCTGATGGTACAGATGTAATTAATTTTGCTAAACCTCAGTATTATGCAGTTTTTGATAATAATTCATTTATATTGGGTCCAACACCAGACCAAAGCTATGCAGTAGAATTACATTATTACTATTACCCAACATCTATTGTGGTAGCAGGTACATCATGGTTAGGTAATAATTTTGATTCAGTATTATTATATGGTTCATTACTAGAAGCTTATA